TCACTCTCCTCCCGCTTTCAAATTTTCCCCATGGGACAGATTTGGGACACGACTGCCAAAAATCGCATCAATTTGCCTCGCATGTTCCGTTAAGTGGTTAGGTGCCAGATGAGCATAACGCTGCACCATTTCTATACTCTCCCAGCCACCCATCTCCTGTAATGCCGACAATGGAACTCCGGCCTGAATAAGCCAGCTCGCCCAGGTGTGTCTCAGGTCGTGGAAACGGAAATCATCAATGCCCGCCCGTTTGAGTGCTGCCCGCCATGCAGTATTGGAATCCACGCGCGTTTTACGCACGGTTGCTGTTGTGGTTCCGTCACTTCTCTTCGCTGATTCGGTGTGAACGAATACCCAGTTGTGATGCCGGCCAATCTGTTTCCGCAGAACGGCTTCGGCTGTGCCATTCAGAGCAACGCCAATTGCTCTACCTGACTTGCTATCTTCCGGGTATATCCACGCCACCTTTCTTTGAAGGTCTATCTGCTGCCATTTCAGGTCAACAATGTTGGATCGGCGCAGGCCTGTTGCCAGCGCAAACTCTACGGTAGACTTGAGAGGTTCAGGGCATTCATCAATCAGTCGCTGAGCTTCAGCGGGTTCGAGCCAACGCACCCGCTTATTTCTTTCCTGTGGCACCTTAATTACCGGTGACTTCTCGATCCACTTCCAGTCTCGCTCAGCTGCACGCATCAGTGCTTTCATCAAGGCCAGGTGTTTAGCCTTTGTCGATGTCGATACCGCTACCGGTTTATAGGTGCCAAGGTCGATTCCTTTCTTTGCCAACGTCACGGCACGCTGATTCCATCTCTCCTCTGACTTACGGTTCGTCATTTTGCTGACGGCCGCGTAAATCTTTGCCTCGCTGATATCCTTCAGCAGCATCCCTTCAAAATGCATAAGCCAGAATCCGATCCGGCCCTTGTCTGCATCGATAGATTTCTTGTGCGCCTTCTCTTCAAACCAGCGCATGCATGCCTCTTCAAACGTCACATCGGGAAAATCGCCGAGGCGCTCTATTCGCCACAACTCAGCCTTTCGCCGGTCGTGCAGCTCCTGCGCTTGCTTTCTGTCCTCTGTGCCAAGAGATTCTTTAATGCGCTTGCCGCCTGGCGTCGTGTAGCTCCCGTACCAGACGGAGCCCCTGCGGAAGATCGACATGGTGATTTCTCCTCATGTGCATCAGCCGCGCTCACGGCGACAGTGTGCATTGGATTATTGAGAGCGGCAATACATGCCTGCCGGGTGAGAAGGTAGGGTGATTTCGGTTTCGATGGGTCTTTACGCGTCGCCATCAGCCTGCCGGTGCGAATCCATTGCTGACAGGTAGGCCGGGAAATGCCGAGGAACGCGCAGGCCTCATCCATAGAAAGGGCGTAACTTTCCATTCGATCTCCAATGTCGGTATATAGCAACAATCCCACCCAACCAGAGCAAATGTGAAGATATAGCCACACTCACTCCTTAGGTGGTTTGCCGAGGATAAAAGCGATGATTACTGCAGCGAGAAGGCTGAAATCGATGATGACCTCAGCCGGGGTGATGTCTTCGCAGGTGGTTGTCATTCACTGCCTCAACTCCTTTTCAATCTGACGCACGTAATGGACCAGCCAGGCTTTTGGCCGGAAAGTATTAGGCGGAAGGCAGTTAATGGTTTTGGCGTGCTTATCAAGAAGGGTGGTGATGATACGGTCGTGTTCTGATTTGGGCTTGCCGTCAATGGCGGTGAGTATTTCCGTTCTGCACTTACGCGCTACGGCCCTTAACGCGTTTTCAGTCTGCGGCGTCATGCCTTCTCAGCGAAAGCCTGCTCACACTGGAGCGAGATGCGGTTAATGTGCTGCTCCATCGCCTGCAGCGACTGCACATCTGACAATTGCACATCCAGATGAATCAGGCCGGTAATCGCCTGGCTGAGTTTTGGGTAGTAGCCAACAAGCGAGAGATATTCGCTGCCAGCGTTCTTGCCTTCCTTGACCGTCTTCTTCTCCTGAACGATGTACTGATACTGGTCAGCGGTCAGAACGTATTTTTCGCCGATATCGATTTGCATAATTTTCTCCAGGCACAAAAAAAACCGCTTTTGCGGCATTGGGATTTATTCGGGGTGGGGGCTTAGGATGTAGGCGCTGCTGGTTTTGCCGCCCAATGTGAAATCAGTGACGCATTAACAGGATCCCATATACCTTGATAATCCAAGAATTCATCAGCCCCACCGTCGTACACATACACCGCGTTAAGTACAAAACCACCTCCCATGCAGAGCAAAACTTCAATTTCACCCTTCGGCATCCTCTCGCTGCACTTCACCCACTCTGCACCACCTGCGGAACACTTGGGGGCATAGTCCCATCGCTTATAGTCACGATGAACCTGAATCTCACGGGCCATTGCATCAAAAATATCAAGCACTTCAGGTGCGTGTATTTCTCCATTTTTAAGCGCAATGATGGCTGGATGCAAAAGAGGGTCCGGCCATCCACCTGTGGCACATATAGGCTCTATTGGTGCTGTGTGTGGTACATCAATGCGCAACTCTTCAATGCAATCCTGCCAAACATCATGGGCTACTGTTACGCCTGTGCTTCTGTGGTCGTACATCTGCTCGCATAGTGCAACCAGCGCATTGGGCGGCACCTCAGGCAGCTTCAAAGCCGGGCTTGCAGGTTGGGTGAGTGCGGCAAGTGCGATTCGGGCGATTTCACCGCGCGCAACAGTTCGATATCCCGCGCCGGGCTTTTCTGCATCGACTATTGTGCGGCGACACTCTGCCGCCAAATCCTGCTTCTGCTCTTCGGTCATCATGATTTCACCTCGTAACCGGCGGCGCGGATGTTTTTAAGCATACCTTCGGCATATTTAGAACAGCCTATGGCAAAGCCAATACGGTAATCTAGGCTTTCTTTCGAGTTGTCTGGAAGCTCTTTCACCAACTCAATCGGCTTAAGTTCTGCCACTGGCGGCGCGGTGTAAAGGAGTGCGCCAAAGTCTGGCAGATTACCCACAGGCTGAAGGAATTTTGATACTCCTCCATCAATGCCAAGAGGCATCCATTCTGTCACTTTAACCACCGGCTCGGCCTCCAGGCTCGCCAGCGCCACCCTCGCCATATCCACCACCCAATCCAGATGGTCTTGCGGATTGGCAATAACGTCTTCGCAATGTGCTTTTAGTTGCTGGTTAGTCATGGGTCTCATCATTCGACATCCTTATCAGTGCTGGAATTTACTTCAGCTGGCGTTGGCTTGATGTATTCCGCATAAGCCAGTACATCAAGGTCTGACTTGGTGTAGTAATAATCGAAATCAGGATGCGAGCAGAGGTCATGCCAGCCGACCGGCCAGTATGGCTCGCCATCTGGCGTATACATCTCGCAATCGTCCGATTCTTCATCAGGTTCTGGGCAATTGAAGAAGGTCAGGTCAGTCACGTGAACACTGCCAGCTTTCAGACGATGCGTTACCCAATACCGCTTGCTGGCGCCTTCAGGTATAGCCGGTTCTCCGGTGTGCCATATAGCAATTACGTGCTCCGCATCCAGCTTCTGCTGCAGGGCGTCACGCTCAACGTAAACTTTCATCGCCGACTCAGCATCTTCCCTAAATGTGAAATCAACCAATCCCTGACTCAGACCCATTGAATCGCGCTGATAAATAGTCCAGAACTGTGCTTCTTCATCACCACAGGTAACGATGTCATCATCCTGACCTTTGCAGCCAGATACGTAGTATTTCTCCATCACTCTTTCCCCTCATTCGCCAACCGGGTACAGGCCAGCGCGTTCCTGACATACGCGAACAACTTCAGCGCATTGATCGGTGTTAAACATGCCAATGTGGCAATCCTTAAATGGCACATTGAGTTTTTTGCTCAGCCACTGGTAAGCACCCTTGCGGCTCTTACTGCCTGATTTCCATATCGGGTCAAACACTGCATGAGCAGCGCTTTTTGCTTTCCGTAGCTCAGCATTTGCCAGCCTGCCAAGCGGTACAGCATTCGAACGTTTGTGGCAGCCGACCCAGGCGCCACAGGGTGAGCACTTCCAGAATTGAAGCCCGAACAAATCCGGGCGGTGCGGGTACATTTCCTTTCCGCTAACAAGCGCCGCATCCTTACCGCAGTAATCGCAAATAACAGCCATGCTCACTCCTGTAGCTGAGCGCCGAAACGCCCTCGAATAGTGTTCGTAAAGTCGCGCCATTCGTAATCGTCGACTTTCTTCGTCACGATGATTTGTGGCAGCGGTGGGCGCTTCGACATCTCGTAATGCTCACGCCGCTCAATCTCTTTGATGTAGAGCGATTCCTTTCGCTCAGGCGTTAACAGGCGAGGGTGGTCAGCACCGACAGCCTGCGCCTGCAAGGCCGCCATCACGCCATCCAGCACTTCCTGCTTGCGGCGTTTTATCTCATCGTCAGCTGCATCCAGGCGTGACAAATGCGCCGGTTGTACCGGTGAGTGGTTCATGTGGAGGCCTTATTGGTGGGTTAAATCAGAAGGGGATATCCGGATCAAACTGGTTAGATGCGGTAGATTGCCCACGAGATTGCGGCTGATTCGATGGAGCGTTTGCAGGGTTTTTTGATGAAAAATCCAGAGAATTAACGATTAAAACTGGCGTGATTCTTTTTTGTCCTTGCTTGTCCTCCCACTCTTCAATCAGAAACTCTCCAACCACTGTAACCTTAATTCCCTTTGTTAGGTGTTGGGGGAGTTTTTCTGCCCTTGCCCCGAACATTTTGCATGTTATCCAACTGGTCTTTTCATGCTCGCCAAATCCTTGTGTTACGGGCAGTGAAAATTGTGCAACCGCTTTCCCGGCAGTCGTCCATCTTTGCTCGCAATCTTTGCCTATATTCCCGCTAAAGGTGCAATTATTAATAGCCAATGTATTCTCCTTTTAGTGCAGCCCTAATTGTGTCTTCGCAGACGCCAAACTGTTTAGCTATCTGCCTTTTCTGAACCCCTTCGCCTCTACCGTTTTTGGCGACAAACTTCATGGAACGTATTTGCTGCACTTGCTCTTTGGATAAAATCGGATTGTGGTTCAGATTGTCGCTACTAATCGGGTTATGCCGATTTCTTTCCGTCATATCCCGCATGTTGTCCTTTTGCGTACCAATCTCTAGGTGGTTAGGGTTTGTACATTCAGGGTTGTCACATTTATGCCTGACGACCATGCCAAGTGGAATCTCGCCATGATGCAGTTCGTAGCTAACGCGGTGGGCTTTTTCCTTGAGCTGCTTCGATCTCCTGCCAAGTCTTCCTGATAAACCCCATAACCGCGATTGTCCTTCGTTCCATCCCACTTCCAGCACTTATCTGCGCCAAGTTTTACCTGTCTTTCCTCTAATCTTTCGAAAATCGATTTGGCCCTGATTTTGGCAAAGTGCACTGAAACACACTTGACTGAACAGAATCTGCGGTTAGCCCACTGAGACTCTGAGTCTCCATAACTCTCAATGAACTTCGCGCCGCAATCTCTACATGATTTAGACCGACGCTGCTTGGTCATTATGCTGCTGCTCCTTCCAGTTCAGATTTCCTGATTTCGTAAACTTCCTTCGCCTTTGCTTGCTCTGGCGTGCCATCAAGCATCTGCCATGCTTTGGCGAACGCCTGTTTCAACTCTTCCAGCGTTGCTTTCTTCATCGCAGCTTCAGTGAACGCGGCCAGCGCGGCATCCGGTGCAGGCTTAGTTTTTTGCTGCTGCTGCTGGGGTTTTGCGTTGCTTTGCTGCTGCTTATGCTCGTTCGAATCGGCGTCCTTGGAGTCATCAATACCGAACAAGCCATTCAGGCAGTATTTGCGTGCATAAGAGCTGGTAGCGCCGGTAATCTGCGCCTCATCCATCCCTTTCTTATCAAGTGCCTCACGCGCCATTGCAGTCGCGCTATGGCTTGTTTCGCCATCTGTAATCGTCGCAGTCGACTTCACGTAATAACGATCGCCAATCAGCACTATCTCGTCAGATATCGAGAGGAATAAGCCATCCAGAAGCGGTTTAACGCCCTCCAGAATGTCTTCGCAGCTGCGATAGTGGTACTTGCCGAAATTGTTGTACTGACCCTTTGGCGCGTTCAGCGTGTGCTGAATTGTCGCGAGCCGCGCATAGAACTCTTTACTCATGGCATCCTCCCATCATTTCAAACTGGCGTTCCGTGCGGTGATCGGCAATCGCATCCTTTGCGGCTTGCTCGTATGTAATAGGGTCGGACAGGTCGCCAAGCGCACCCTTCATGAATTCAATAAACGCTGCATCGTCGTCGCTCACGCTGCTTTCTCCTGATGAATTGTGTAGCCCTGCTCAGAAAGCCATTCCATGACGTCTCTGATGTCCAGCTGGTTGAGAACCTTTTTGCCGTCGAAATCCAGCAGTGACACCTCTGTTAGTTCGGCGATCATCATTCCGGGCCGCTGTCCGGCGCGGGTTTCGATTTCCCCGCATTCGATTTTGATGTTCATGCCAGTGCGCTCCTTAACAGGTTCATCGCTACCGCCCACTTGGCAGGGCTGCTATACAGGACAGCTTCACGAGAAAGCTCCTGAGCCTTTCTGAAATGACGTGTTCTCATGGTTCGCCTCTCTGATTCAGAGTGTCCAAAAGTGAGCGCAGGCCAGAACGGAGGCGGCGCACTAAACGGTCGAGTTGTGACGTGTTAAAGCCGAAGTCACCCATGTGGGTGGCCCCAGCGACGGCGTAAGTCTGCATGGGTGATTCCTTGGTGTTGGTTAAGTGGTTAAATCAGTAGGTGATGCTGGTATGCGGGATTTTGCTGTCTTTCAGCGCAACCAGAACTTCAATTGCCTGCTCGCGGGTTAGGCTGGTGTGGCCCAATAGAGCGGTGACAATCTCAGTGCCAATCTTCTTGCGATGGGCTTCATTTGCTGCACGCGCTGCCGCTTCGTCCGCGATGCGTTTCTCTTCAGCCAGGCGGGCATCTTCCGCTGCTTTGGCTTTGCGCTGTTCAGCTTCGATAGCAGCCTGTTTCTCACGCTCAGCCTGCTCACGCGCTTCCTGCGCCAGTCTTGCGGTGCGCTCCTGCGCTTCTTTGGCTTCACGCTCTGCACGCTCCTGTGCGGCTTTTGCGTCGGCCTCAGCCTTATCCTTCGCTGCCTTCAAATCAGCCTCACGCCGTGCTGCTGCTTCGCGTTCCTGCTGTGCTTTCTGCTCAGCCTCAATGCGTGCCTGCTCGACAGCCTGACGCTTAATCTCTTCTTCGTGAGCAATGCGCTGGCGCTCTGCTTCGGCTTTGGCTTGAGCTGCGTCACGGTCGAATTTATCATTCAGAAGTAGGGCGATTTCGTGGTCGGCTTCGATTTGCGCTGCCAGCTTTTCAGCAGCGATACGCGATTCTTCTTCAGCCTTGAGGCGCTCCTGTTCAACATCCCAGGCTGCGCGCGGTGCAAGAATTTGATCGCGTATGGTGTCGCATTCACGCGTAAAGCGACGAAGCTCATCTTCCGCTGGCTTAACGGCTTCTTTAAGCTGCTTCAGATACGCACGACCCGGCTCTTCGATAGCTTTTTTGCTGGAGCCAACCATGCGGGCCAATGAACCGATGCGATCACGACCTTTCTTCGTCGTCACATCAGGAACTTCAGCGGCCAACTCGCGAATCTGGTCAAGATATGCATCAAGTCCATTCGCTACATAAAGCGCTGGCGCTTGCTCAGGCTTAATTTCGAGTACTGCTAATTCTGTTGTTTCACTCATTTCCTTCTCCTGTGAGCAAAAAAATACCCGCACATAGGCGGGTGTATTTAGGAAATCCCTATCACAGCAAGACCCATAACTGGCTTGTAAAGAATCAGAGGGTTAGGGATTATCAAATCATGACTACATACCGTGTAAGAGTGGGTTTTCATAACCCAACAGGCCTGACATTCAGGCAACTTGATGAGGTGCTTGAACCTCTACGTTTCTGGAGAACAGAGTCGTGCGGAGGAAATTTCCGTTATTACATGGAGTACGAATACCAGACAGAAGTCAGGAGTATTTGTGACGTATGTGAGTTGGCATATTCACAAGCATGTAAGGTTAGGAAGTGTCCGCTGATTCTTGTTGAGGCTAAGCCTCATAAGGAACTCCGTGAATAAAAACGAACTCCCAACCAAAATATGCACAGTGTGTGGACGGCCTTTCACATGGCGTAAAAAGTGGGAGAAGTGCTGGGATGAAGTGCGTAAGTGCTCGGAACGTTGCCGGAGGCAGTGAGGGCGGGTTACTGGCCCCTGGCGCGGAGCATTGCGTCGGCTAACTTCCATGCGCCCTCGGCGACATACGTAATTGACTCACCCCCCATCACATCAATCATTGAGCGATTTGACGCCAGACCAATCAAAGCAGCCGCTGCGAAAGAGTCACGCAAATCGGTGTTGTCAGGAATTTCAATATCATCATCTGTGAAACGGTACAGGCGGTCAAAATCACCAACATCATCGAAAGAGGTTGCTTCATATGCCCAGCGATGACCCTCTAACTCAAAAGAACGTGGGTGTGACTGACCAGTTGGGAATCTAGCCTTCATGTACTCGGCGTGCAGCGGTGTATTTTTGTAAATTTTCAGTGTGTGTTTCATCTCAAATCCTCTCTATCATCGCCAACCCCATCAGCAACACAGTCACTACCCAGCAGATAATGCAATCTTGTGTGCTCATGGTTTTGGCCTTTGTTTAGGTAAAAAGAAACCCGCTCGGGGGCGGGCTATTTATCTTTGTGGAGGCTCAGCGCCGATACGCGGGGCCAGTAATATTTAGGTTTGGCGCGTGAGCTGGGTTTTGGTCCAACGCACACTACATAGCTCTCTTCTTTGCGAGGCGCGCCGCCACCGCTCAGTGTTGGAAATTTTGAAGAAGAGATTGGCTTTCCTGCCGGTATAACCTCCACAACATTGCCTATCTTCTTTGTGAAGCCGCCATTCGCCTGGCTGGTCCATGAAACTTCATCGCCTAACTTAAATGCCATACTCACCTCTTATCAGTTCTGCTGCGTCCACGCTGTTTAGTAACAGGCGGCGTAAATTAGATTTGCTGGAATGATTCGGTGCCTTGAGGCATTATCAAATTCATTCAGCTCTTATATTTGAACAGTTATGAAAAATATTATTTTTTTGGCTGCTTTTGTTTTTCTTAACTCCTATGCTATAGGCTCTTACGCGCAAATGACTGAATCGGAAGCCAAAGATGAGGGGCGTGGAATATGGATTTCGGGATGTCTTGACTATAAAAATGGCCTGCTTGATGGTGATTTCGCTAAATGGTTCTCACTTGATTCGATGGTGAAAAATCGAAGTGATATAAAGAGAAACGCTGTAATACGGCTGTATTCTGATGGCTGGGACACCGCAAAGTATTTGCATGGCGTTATCGACTGCAATAATCAAGCTGCTTATTCAGCAGATACCTTCACTTCTGGAATTGACATACGCCCATAGTTTTCCCAACTCACTTAACAATGTGAACCGCGTCTTTGCGCACCTTGCGATGACCGGCGTTATAAATTGCGATTTCCGGCAAACACACTGCTCCACCTTCCTGCTTATCTCGCAGACTAGGGGAGGAGGTGGCGCGGGCAACCTTCGCTGTGCAGCCCAATGAGAGCTTCGTGAAGGCCCGATCGATTCGCTTGGTGTAACCGTCACGCTCAATCTGTTCAGTCGATTTGCGTGCGTTGTACGCAGCCATACGGCGTTGATTTCTGTTCATCACTTTGCTCCGTTACGTTTGGCGACTTTAGCGCGATGTTTTTTCAATACGCGGCGATAATTGCGATCGCTTTGGTTGCGCATCGAATCCCAAAGGTCGGCTTCACGATAAGCAGATGATTTCTGGTATTTCTCGTTCATGGGTATTCCTCGATGAGTGCTTGGGTGATTGGATGGCCGGTGCTGATCTCCGGCTTACTGGTTAGAGCGCCCGCACTACCAGTGACTCTGTCTTGAGGCGCCGGTTGGTTACGGCTTGCCATGGGCGCTGTTTATACATCGGTCGCGCATCAGCCTGCGCATTCATCCAATCCCGAAGCACTCGCCTCGGCCTGTGTATTCACAGGGCTAAATTGTTAAAGAGCAAAAGTCCGTTTAGTTGTTCGCCAGCGTCCTGCTGATGGGATTTAATTTATCTCAAAGATAAACATTGGTAAATAGCAGGATGATAAATAATTTATCAATTTTGGGGTGATTTTAGATAAATGATTGTCTGGTAAGGATAAATAAATTTATCAAAATTACTTGAGGCGTAAAAAAACCAGCTCTAGGCTGGCTTCTTTAGCAAATGCAGGTGCCGGGGTTCTATCCGAGGCGGGTGTAACTCATCTCCCACTTGCCAACTACAAATCCTTGTACGTGGAACTGCGATTCATCTTCTGATGTGATCTCCCACTTCTCATAGGTCTGGTTGTCACTGATTACGATAAGCCTATCTTTCAGCTTTTGAAGTCTCTTGATATGAACACTGTCGCCATAAGCGAAGGCGTATATTCCGTCACTGACGAAGCGACTTACAGTGATATCCAGTACCACCAATTCACCAGGCTCAACCGATCCTCTCATGCTGTCACCAACAGCGGTGGTAATCTTTAGAGAGGCCGCTGGCCTGCCGCCAAACATGCGCTTAGCATATTCAGGGTCAATCTCAATTGATTGAATTATATCTGGATAATCACTATTCATCCTACCTCCACCACAACTCATCTCCACATCAAGCTGTTCTATCCTGTATGTATGATCAGTATAGTTTCTTGAAAGGTTTTGCAAGTTGTAATTTTCCGCAATGCCAGCTTCGTTTGGATTTGCGGCACGATCAGCATGAAGACTGTCCATCCACCCCTTTTGTTTACCAAACGCCACTTCTACCCGGCGCGCAAGAGCATCTCCAATATTCCTTACTGGATTCGCTGATGTAGTTTGGCTTAGCTGGCTTGCTGTTACCCCAAGCTGCTCCGCAAATTCTGCCTTTGTTAGCCCGTTAGAGGTGTACTCACTAAGCAGGGCGCGCAAATTAATGCGTCTTATCTCTTTAGTTTCCATGCCTTACATAATCCCACTACTTAGCAAAATGATAAATATGCAGATTGATAAATCAGCTTGCCATTAATTTATCAGTAAGATAAACTTTGATTAATCTTCAACAAAAAAGGTAAAGCAGATGACTAATGACCTTCTCCGGTGGCGCCAAGAAGCCACAAAAGAAGATTGGTCTCAGCTCGCTCAGCTTGCGAAGACGTCTGTTGGCTATCTGGATCAGATTGCATATGGATATCGACGCGCTTCACCCCAGATGGCTGAGAGCATTGAGAAAGGCACAAAAATCTTCAAGCGATTTAAAGCAGTATCCAAAGAAAAACTGGTTTTCGCTGAACTGAAAACCAAAGCAGCTTAAGCAACACCGCTCTTTATCAATCTGACCGCCCTCGGAACACCAGGGCAAACCCAAGTGACTTGCTCACCGCAATGTCACGCAACCAATTAACTAACAAGGACAAGTATCAACTATGGAACAAGCAACTCAAAGCAAGAACGCTCGCCGCATCGAGTCGGCGCTGCTGAACAAGCTGGCATCAATCAGCCAGAAAACCTTCGCTGAAAGGCTGGGTATCGCCGAGTACCAGGTCAGCCGCATGAAGAAAAATTTCTTCCGGCAGATGAGCATGGCAATCGACATTCTTGAGTACGGGATTGTTGATGACGACGCAGCGCAACTGGCTAAAGCGGTGGCAAAAGAAGTTGCCCTGATTTTGGGCAAAGAAAAAGCGCCGAATGCGGGAACATTCGACGCCTGATGTATGGATTAACTGGATCAACATACAGGAGTAATTATGAGTAGTTTACTTTCGCTTTACAAGGCCAAAGAGAAAAACGGCACCGAAATGTCAGCCAAGAAAACGTTCCTGGTGCCGCTATCAGAGCTGTATATCGAGCCGGGTTACAACGTGCGTGAAATCGACCAGGCACACATCAAAGAATTCCGCGATGCGTATATCGCCGGTGAGTTTGTTCCGCCGCTTGCGGTTCAGGTGACTGACAAAGGCATCAAGATAATCGACGGTCACCACCGCTATCACGGTGCGTTGCTGGCTACTGAATCCGGTACCGAAATACCGCGCCTTGAGTGCAAGGATTTTTCCGGTACCGAAGCAGATCGCATTGCCTTCATGGTCACCAGCAGCCAGGGCAAGCCACTCACATCACTGGAGCGCGCGGCGGCATATCAGCGCCTGGCTAATCAGGGATGGGAACCGGCTGAAATCGCCAAACGCGTCAAGCGCTCTCCTTCAGATGTCGATCACCACCTCCAGTTGCTTACATGCGGCGACGAGCTGATCGAGATGGTTAAGTCTGGCGCCGTGGCGGCTACAACAGCAGTGGCGCTCTCACGCGAGCATGGGCCAAAAGCTGGCGCGGTGGCGATTGAGCAGATGGCTAAGGTGAAGGCTGCTGGCAAAACCAAGCTGTCACGCAGCGCTGCTATGCCGCAGTTCAGCGCAACTCGCGCGCGTCGCCTGGTCGAGCTTTTAAAAACCGCGGAAATTGTGTGCCATGAAGAAAACCCTCATGGCGACATCCTTACGTTAGCTCCGGGAACCGCTGCTGAAATTAACTTGATACTGGCTGAATATGCTCAGTATGCCGACCAGCGAGGGGATTAGAAATGAACCTCGCTTATGACAACGTCTCACCCTTAAGGCCCAAATTGAGGGCAGTGGAGCAACGTGTGGCTGATATTGATGACGGGTTCATCATGTTGGCAATGGAGCTTTACGAGGAGCTGATCGGGGCTAATCTGACGCGCAATCAGGCCAAGGTGGCACACGCTGTTTGTCGTAAGACATACGGTTTCAAAAAGAAGATGGATCGCATTGCAGATAGTCAGTTAGCAGAGCTGTGCCGCATCAGTAGACCCAAGGCAAACATTGCCAAGAACGAACTGATCGCTATGAAAGTTTTGTTGAAAGAAGGAAGCAAAATCGGGCCAAACAAAAACATTTCTGATTGGCAAATACCTACCTGTTCCCAAATAGATAACATTGTTACCAAGTCGGGAACAATAAATGTTCCCAAAGCGGTAACTCATAGTGTTACCAAAACGGAACACACAAAAGATATTATTCAAAATATAAAAGATAACACCCCCCTTACCCCCCAAGGGGGCGATCTGGAAGAGGCGCAGAAAGCGGTTGATTATTACAACCAGCTAGCCAGCGCATCATGTCGTTCTGCCGAGCCTTACCTTCGCCTAATGACCGCCACCACTTCACGCAAAGCCTACACGCTGCAGGATGTTTGTCTTGTGACGCGCTGGGCGCTAACCGTGTGGAAGTCGAAAGACAAAACCTTGCCTAAGCCGGAGAACATCTGCCGTGTTAAGCGGTTTGACGGTTACCTGTCAGATGCCGAGAAGTGGCAGCGCGAGAGCGTGGATATCGATTGCCAGTCGGTGATCGATGCCTACAACGAAGTGACTGACGGGCGCATGCCTCCTGCTGAGTTGTATCGAGATCGTGAAATCGCCATCCGTGAGCTGGTTACTGTACTGGCTAAGAAAAACGTGGATGGATTCAGGAATTATTTCAAAGCATTCATCGGCAGCGCGCGAGATTTCTACTTCGGTGGGCCGGACGGAACGGGTTGGTGTGCGAACTTCGACACGCTGATGAAGCCGGAGACGCTGCGTAAGGTCAAGGAGGGGTCATTGTGATTAACACCGATATCGAAGCCAGTGTGATCGGCGGCTTGCTGATTGGCGGATATTCGCCGGATGCGAGTGACGTGATCGCCACACTGGATGACAGCGCATTCAGCGTCGAGCTGTACCGCCGCGCATTTGGCGAGATTAAGCGTCAGGCGAAACAGCGAGGCCTCATCGACGGCATGATGGTTGCGGAAGCCATGGGTAATGACTACGTCGCTCACATCATGGAAACCACGCGCAAATGCCCATCAGCAGCAAACCTGAAAGGCTATGCACGCGTTGTGGCTGACTACCACAAGGTGCGCCGGTTTACCGAGCTGATGGACGCTGGAAAGCGAGAAATCACTACGGCCGGCAATCACGAGTTAGCGCTCGACGCCATCAACCAGTTCATGGCATCTCTGACCGACATTGACCGCCCTGGTGATGAAATCAGGCCAATGCATATCCGTGACGTTCTGGACGGGTATCAGGAGCTGCTGGAGAAGCGCGTTCGACAGGGTGAAGAGTCCGACACACTGAAAACCGGCATTCCAGAGCTTGACCAGATTACCGGCGGCATCAACCCTGTTGACCTGGTTATCGTCGCAGCGCGTCCGGGTATGGGTAAAACGGAATTCGCACTGACCGTGGCGGAGGGCGTTGGTCGGCAGCAACTGCCCGGCAGCAAAGATAATCGCGGCGTGCTGATTTTCAGCATGGAGATGGATGCCAACCAGATTATTGAGCGCCAGCTGGCAGGCGCCGGAAATCTCCCGGTATCAGACCTGCGAAATCCAGCGAAGATGGACGACGAAGGCTGGGCGAAAGTCACGCTTGGTATGAAGCGGCTGTTGGATCTGGATGTCTGGATTGTCGATGCCAGCAAGATGAACGTGGAGCAGATCCGCGCCATCGCGGAACGTCACAAACGCAACAACCCGGCGTTATCGCTCATCCTCGTTGACTATCTCGGCCTGATCGACAAGCCAAAGGCAGACCGCAACGACCTGGCGATCGCGCATATCTCTGGCAGCCTTAAGCGCATGGCGAAAGACCTGAAGACGCCTGTCATGTCACTGAGCCAGTTGTCCCGCGATGTTGAGAAGCGCCCGAAAGGCCAGCGCCGACCAACCAACGCAGACCTGCGCGACTCAGGAAGCATTGAGCAGGACGCCGACAGCATCATCATGCTTTACCGCGAAGCCGTATATGACGAGGAATCACCCGCTGCAAAACTTGCAGAAATCATCGTCACCAAGAACCGGTTCGGGCAACTCGGCACCGTCTATCAGGCCTTCGTCAACGGTCACTTCAAACCGACCGATCAGGAAGAAGCCGCGAAGCTATGCCGCACCAAACCTGAACAACCTCAACAGCAATCACGCCGCTACAACAAAGGGGCTGACGTATGAATTTAACCATTGAAGATGCAGAAGCGATCACCGCTTACATTCGCGCCGACCGGCCGCATTACAGCGGCCCGGTATTTGTCGATCTCGGGAAGCTGGAAGAGTTGCACATGCGCAGCGCTCAGTCACACGTCCATTACGCTCTGCTGTTTGCATCCGGCAAGCTGTTATCTGGCAAGAGGGCTGCGTCATGACACAGGTAATTCACGGACTGCCTCGCGCAGAGCTGATTAAGCGCGTATTCGGCGAAAGCAAACCGGCACCACAGCGCGATTCCCGTTCCGAAAAAGGCGGCAACAACAAAGGAACCACCAAATGAAAGAGATTAACGCACAAAACGTACGAGAGCGCATCGCGCAGATGGAAGGGACTGATTCGTCCATGGGATTGTCGCTACAGTCTGAGTTTAATCTCGCCTGCCTACGCAAGTTGCTGCCAGTACTGGAGCAGCAGGAATCCCCAACTGACACCTACCGGCAGATTGAAAATGATGGCTGGATTGAGTGGAAGGGTGGCAAGCAGCCAGTAAGCAACTCAACTCTAGTGGAAGTGAAGCTTCAACGGGATGGTTATCAAGGTGAAGATAATGCGATGACTTGGGATTGGACGTGGCGTGATGGTGTTGATCCAATTATCGCCTATCGGGTGATTTAAAATGATGGGAGGGAAGGATGAGCGGATTAACCAACAAAGAGGTTGAGCATGTCGCTTACACCATGGAAAAGCTAATTGAGTGGGCCAGAAAGGCAACGGAAACTGAAGGTGTCCAGTTCCACGGGCTGCACCCTGTTGACTCAGCCGAGACGGTGCTGAAGTTCCTCAAGATGAAACAAGGAGGTGAACTATGACAATCCAAACCAGCGGCGATGATTGCCGTGAAAGTGGAGAGGGGGGAAACCAAAGTGGAGCAGAGTATTGAAATGGTCAAACCACAAGATTCAGACATCCTGGCTGAGTTGCAGGGCGCTGGCCGGGATGGAAAGCCAACTTACTACCTGCGCAATTGCTTACTGTTCGATGGGTTTGAAATAACGACCCGGCAATTGAGGTCCAGGCTGAAATACCTTGAAGAGAAAGGCGTTGTAAGGCGAATAAAATCTCCGTTTTTCAAAAACAACATCAGTTGGGGGCTGGTATGAGCAACGTAATCCCACTCCGTCCTGACCCACTCCGCAATCTCTACGAACTAATCGACAGCATCCACGACACCAACCCTACACCAGAGACTAAGCGCATCGCTGATGAGGCTTTGGCATTGGTGCAGAAAATGATTGAGGCCAAGCATGGAGACACAACGTTACCTGTTGCGTAACAGCAACGTCCGGCAACGCTGCATCAGCGCCATCCAGCAATTACCCACCGACACCGACAAACCTCTGCAAGTAACCATACAGGAAGACACCCGCAGCCTTGCGCAAAACCGCATGCTATGGGCCTGCCTGCATGATGTTTCATCACAGGTTGTCTGGTATGGGCGAAAGCTTGACTCTGAGAGCTGGAAGCACGTTTTCAGCGCGGCATTGAAAAAGCAGGAAACCGTGCCGGGAATCGACGGCGGCTTTGTAGTGCTGGGGCAATCAACCAGCAAGATGCGCGTCAGCGAGATGCGCGACCTGATAACCATCATCCACGCATTCGGCGCAGAGCATAACGTCAGATTCAGCGATGAGTCAGCGCGCGCTGCTGAGTGGGCCAACCGATTCGGAAGTTAACCAATGACACCCTTTACCGATATTGGCGCAGCCATCGAAGAAGCTGCGTGGCTGGCCTACGTCCATAAGAAACCGCACTGCGTATATCAGCGCTTTGACGGCCTGATGGAAGTGAAGCCAGAGCATCCCGATCGCAACGCAATGTTCACCACCGGTACGCCGGGAACCGTAACCACTGAATACAGGTGCGCAGCATGAGCAAAGGCAGATACCAACACCACACACAGAAAGAGTGCAACAAGGTAGGGAAGCTGAGAAAAATGGGGCTCACATACGCAATCATCAGCCAGCGAATGGGATGCAGCATCGATACATGCCGCCATATGTGTGCGAGGGCGAGATGAGTAGACAGCGTAAATCTCCCACTCAAATCTGCATCGACCAACTGATATTCCAGCCCACCAAACGAACCCGCTCAAAACGCAAACCCATACCGCCAGCCAGCGAGGTCAAAACCTATGACCACGTTTATAAACTGCTGCGCGCGAAGTGGGACAGGATGAGGACTTGCCGATGAACTACAGCGAAATGACGGATTACGAAATCAACATGGCGGCATCCGAAGCGCTTCAATGTTCCGATTACTACGATTATTGCAACTCATGGGCTTATGCAGGACCGATTATCCATCGAGAGCTTATTGCGTTGAGCCCGGAAAAAACAGATGCAGGCCATTACAGATGGTTTGCGTTTAGCAGCGAAAAGGAAGGTTACAAACAAGTCGCCAGCAATAGCCCCCTGCGTTCAGCAATGATTATTTTCCTGATGATGCAGGAGGTTGCAGATGCCTCGTGAACGCTGCCACCGCTGCCACACCATCCTCACCAGTGAAGATAAGCACTTTCACGGCATAAGCTGCCACACATGCGAAGAAGACGCCTGGTATGCAGAACACTTCGAATACGTCCCACTCCACGCCATCTGGCGATACGCCCGATATCAGGTGCGCTGGTTGCGATGCGCCACTGCCGCCGGATTGGGTATATGCCTGCGACCGCTGCTGCGCCGGTTGGATGCAAGACGACAACTTCAGAATGCACGGAGAGATCGATAATGCTGACATTTAGACACTTCTGCGATAGACCGCTGTGGGCTGCGGCGGATGGGTACGACTTCAATTTTCTTGATTGCCTGTCTGTGGCCGCGATTAATATTACGGCGCCCTTTATCGCGATTAAAAATATCGCTTCAAGTTTTCCCGACTGGGAAATGCGCGAGCTTCTGCCCAATCTGCTCGCCCTGATCGTCATAACGGCCGGCGCGATTATTTACCCTCTGACTTACTGGCTTTACGCCATATTGGCTTACGTCAATTGCAAGCGATATGCGAAAAAGTACAGGTTCAATAAGAGCGAGATTACGCTCAGAAACCTTGCTGAATGGCGCACTTCTTGCGACAGGAGATTCAATGGCTAACGGTAAACAGCCGAAGCCGAAAACCTGCCCCATCTGCTCCACCGAATACACCCCTCGAAGTTCTCTCCAGAAAGTCTGCCACAACTACAAATGCGCGATCGCCTTCAACAAGAAGCGCGATGAAGAGATTGCTGCCCGCGAGCAACGCAAGCAGGCGAAGCTCCAGCGCGACGATTTGCGGCAACGAAGGGAGAAGCTTAAGACGAAATCGGACTGGAACAAAGAGGCTCAGGTGGCGGTTAATCGGTACATTTTTTGGCGTGATTATGGACTTCCATGCATTTCCTGCGGTCGCCAGCTAAATTACGGCGTTCGAGGTGGGGCAGTAGATGCCAGTCACTATCGCTCACGCGGTTCAGCCTCACACTTACGCTTCAATATTTTCAACATTCATGCCGGTTGCGTTTCATGCAATCGCGACCTGTCAGGGAACCTGATTCCCTACCGAATAAACCTCATCAAGAAGATTGGCGCCGAACGCGTTGACCTGATTGAGCACGACAACACCCCGCGTAAATTCGACATCCCATACCTGCAGCGAGTGAAAGCCATATTCACGCGCCGGGCAAGGCATTACGAAAAGCTACGCAAAAGACAAATGGAGCAGGCCGCATGAGCACTCATAACGTTGTTGCATTGTTGAACATGTACCGCATGAAGAACGTGGCTGCAGTGCGCACCCGCGCCGGAATCATCTTCATGGGTATGCGTAACATCACCCCATCAGAACGTAAGACGCTTTTAGCTATTCCTCAGGCAGAGCTGGATGCAGCACTAAGGTGGCAGAAATGACCGACTACCTCAGACAGAAGTGGCAGCTACTGCGGATGTATCGCACCCGCCGCATGTTCGAAATTAACTACCGCATATTGCGTAACACAGCGAAAATCATGGGGGTGAAACATGCCAGTACGCGAGCTTAACCTAACGAAAGAACAATTTGATTGGGTAAATGGCTGGATGGAATTATTCGGCGCGTGGGTATATTCAGGAAGGCTGGAAAAGCGCATGACCAGCGTCATAGCGCAATACATGGCTACTGTTGAACCACAATCATATCCATACCGGCCAATGTGCAACGATGATGACGGACTCTTGATTTCTCAGGTCGTGGACTCCGTCATGTGCATCGATAAAAAAGCTCTTGGCATCCTGCTCAGTTACTACGCTCACGGCTCTTCCAAGCGTACGATCGCATCTTACTATCACAAGTGCGCAAGTCCTCGCAAAATGTCGGGCAGAAGCGGGGTGAGCATCAGAAAACCATCACTTGCAACCTGCCGCAATGAGATTGATGAGATTCTGAACGCAAGCCTGTTTCTAATTTATCAACCTCTGCAAAATGCGTTCAATGATCGCAAACGTGTAGCTAAAGTGAAGCCATCTGCAAATAAGGGGTTGACTTCCTTTATCCATTTAGCCACAATTTGAAGGTAAGCTGCCGTAAGTGTTCTTAGATGAGCCAGCAGCGACAACTTCCATCACAGTGAGTGACATAAAAGCGCCGCGGCTACCAACCGATGGCGCTTTTTTATTGCCTACTGAAATCCAAATCTAAAATCAGGCACTTTTGCGATTTCCTGAGATGAAAGGTCAGCCATAGAGCTGATCACCTCTTTCGCCCATGCCAGCCATTTCAAACTCACTCGTTATCCTGTGTGGCATCGGGCGTCTTTTATGCATAAAAAAATCCGCACTTAGGCGGATTCTTTCTTATTGGCTACCCAACGGCGGAACGGTGTTTTCTCTCGACAAGAAAAGACTAACCGGACTTGCTCAGTTCAGAAAGTAGACAACTCCTAATTGATCAGGTCCCCGCATGAATGGGGGTAGGTATGACGCGTATGAATCAACATGCCGATGCGGCAATCAGCGGGGGCACCTGGATGGCAACTCTTTCGAGCCTTGCCGGTGTTGTGACACTCGACCGTGTGTACATGATCACCGCCGTGGCAGGTTTAGTGATAGCCATCTTTGGGTATCTGGATAAGCGCAGCACTGAAAAGCTGAAGAGAAAGGCGATTGAGGAAGAGCGCAAGAATGAACGCGAGCGCATCGAGTTAGATCGCATTCGTGCTCAGGCTGTTCTCGACTATCTGCAGGGCAGCGGCGATACGCCAGCTGTTAAGCAGTCACCTGAAGTTATTCAGGGCATCAACAAGGTTCTCGACGCTGCGAAGGAATAGATATGGCCTTATCGCCTCAGCTCAAATCGCGCCTAAGCGCTGCAATGCTGGCCCTGATTGCAGCGGGCGCATCAGCTCCGGCTTTGATGCATCAATTCCAGAAAGAGAAAGAAGGCTCCAGCCTTAATTCGTACCAGGACGCTGGCGGCATATGGACTATCTGCGGTGGCGTAACGCGCGTTGATGGAAAGCCAGTAGTGAAGGGCATGAAGTTAACCGCCGCCCAATGTGATGCTATCGACAGAGCAGAGCAGGCCAAAGCGCTGGCGTGGGTAGAGAAGAATGTTCACGTGCCGCTGACCAACCCGCAGAGGGTCGGCATAGCTTCATTCTGTCCGTGGAATATCGGCCCCGGCAAATGCCTGCCGTCTACGTTCTACCGCAAGCTTAATGCAGGCGATCGCAAAGGGGCATGTGCTGAGATGAAGCGATGGATTTTCGATGGCGGCAAAGACTGCCGCATTCGTTCGAACAATTGCTTCGGTCAGGTTGAGCGACGCGACCAGGAATCAGAGTTAACGTGCTGGGGACTGGATAAATGACTCGCGCGCTGCTGATTATTATTGCGGTGGTTTTTGCGCTGCTGGCTGGAACTGCATTGCTGGCAAGTCACTACCGTGGCAACGCCATCGACTACAAAGCTCAGCGCGATAAAGCATCTGATGCTCTTAAGTTGGCAAACGCCACGATTGATGACATGCAGGTGCGTCAGCGAGACGTTGCTGCACTCGATGCCAAATACACGAAGGAGTTAGCTAATGCTCAGGCGACTATCGATCTGCTGCATGATGATGTTGCTACTGGCAAGCGTCGGCTGCAGCTCAACGCAAAGTGCCCAGCGAACAACGCCACCGGCACCAGCAGCCTGGGCGATGATGCCACCGCAGGACTTACAGCAGATGCTGAACGGGATTATTGGCGTCTCAGAAGTGGAATCTCAACCCTCACCAACCAAGTGATATACCTACAAGACTATATCAACCACATGTGCCTGAAATAGGAGGACTAATGTTGACTCAGGGTAAATTGAAAAGCCTTTTAACTTACTCCCCTGAAACGGGCATGTTTCATTGGTTGTCAGAAAAAACCAACGCTATTCAGGCCGGCGATCTTGCCGGGTGGAAAGACGAACAAGGCTATTACCGTATAACAATTGACGGTCATAACTATCGCGCTCACCGACTGGCCTGGCTTTATATGCATGGGTTCATGCCTGACATGGTGGACCACAAAAATCGCAATAGAAGCGATAATCGAGCATCAAACCTTCGACAGTGCGATGCCTCTCAGAACGCAATGAATCGAAAAATTCAGGCGAATAATAAGTCTGGCGTTCCGGGTGTCATATGGAATAAGCGCGAGAAAAAGTGGAAGGCATTCACTAAGTCCAAAGGTAAACAAATCTGCCTTGGCACCTACACAGAAAAAGATGATGCAATCCGAGCCAGAGAAAGTCATTGCCAGATTGCACATGGAGAGTTCTACGCTAGAACAATTACGGCATAAGCATTCCTTTAACCCTCAGAAGTCGTATCGAAATCGCCGGAAAGCAAATAGCCGGATTGCAGCAGTACATCATTGAGCAATGCCTCAAGTAGCCAATAGCCACGGGAAAACACAATGACAGATACCAACATTGCGCTGCTTGATGATAAGCAGGCGCTAAACCTTGAATTGTATCGGCTGGTACATCGCGACACCGCCGCAGCCAAGAAAGCCATCGCATTCGTGAATAATGATCAGTTACGCCTTGAGCTATTCAAAGATGGCATGACACTGGCTACCGCCGAGACTGGCGTAGTGGCTCGCACTGATAAAGCCATTCAGGTCGCCACCGAAGCATACGCACTATTCAATTAAAGCCGAAGGAGGCAGAACGTGATTAACCAACAATGGCCCACGTATTCAGACGCAGACGGTAATTACGTAACTGCGCTCCCAATCAAAACCGTAAACCAGGCAGTCGATGGATCAGCCAATGCAGAGTTCGATGGCGCGTATGAAGACCGCTACCTGTCGGCTCAGTTCATGGCCGTGTTCCGCCCGGTAGCAACAGGCTACCTGTTCCGCAGCCAGTACGGTGAATTGCTCTATATGTCGAAAACGGCATTCGAAGCCAAGTTCACTAAGTCGGCCGGCACTCCAACAGCATGGGGCGATGTAACCGGTAAGCCCACAACATTTGCACCAACTATCGGCACCACAGCGACAACTGCAATGGCTGGTAACAAGACCCCGACCACAACTGAACGCGGCGGTGTATTGCAACAGGCAGCAGAGGCAGCGTTAGCCGCTCAGACGGTTACCGATATCGCTACTGCGCAGACTGCAGTGAACAACATCGTTACCAAGCTTAATAGCGTCCTGACGAAGCTGAAGGCTGGCGGAGAGTTCGCATGATGAAAAATAAAGCATCTCAAGGTTATCAGGACCCATCAAAATTTCGTGAGGAATGGGACCAGATGACAGAAGACGAATAAGCCCATTACACAGCTCATTCACTGAGTGGGCTGGATAATGAGTTAAGGAGCGATAATGGCAAAAACAAAATGGCCTAAGCTGCCAAGATTTTTCGTCCCGCTGTTTCATTCCGCAAACATCTACCTTGCCCGATCGCAAGATGAGTGGCAGGCAGCATGTGCTCACCTGAATGTTGATTCCGGCGGCGTAGAAATGCTCGCTGGCGCCTGCACTCAGTATCAGAACAACGAAACAGGTGAGAACCTCTACCTCATTGGTGTATTCAATGGCGACATATCAACGCTGATTCATGAGTGCGCTCACGCAACGTTTTATTGCTGCCGTGACGTAGGGGTGACAATCGATACCGGCTCAGCAAATGAAACCTACTGCTACCTGCTCGACAGGATGTGCAGCGAGTTCATTCCCCACATCAAACAGGATTAATTATGGCAGCACCAAAGGGTAACCGATTCTGGGAGGCCCGCAGCAGTCACGGGCGCAACCCGAAATTTCAATCGGCAGATGCCCTGTGGGAAGCATGCTGTGAATACTTCAAATGGGTTGAAGATAACCCTCTCTATGAGATTAAGGCTTTTGCGTTTCAGGGGGTCGTGACTCAGGAAAGCATTCCTAAAATGCGAGCAATGACCATTACAGGCTTGTGTCTGTTCCTCGATATCGCTGATAGCACATGGCAGACATTCCGTGTCCGTGAAGATTTATCGGCAGTCACCACGCGAGCCGAAAAGATTATATACGACCAGAAGTTCTCCGGCGCTGCTGCTGACCTGTTAAACGCCAACATTATCGCCCGTGACTTGGGCCTCAAAGAGCAATCGCAAGTCGAAGACGTGACGCCTGATAAGGGAGATCGCGATAAGCGCCGCTCTCGCATTAAGGAGTTACTTAGCCGTGGTGGAAGAAGCGATCCTTGATGAGCTATCAGAAGATGAGCAGATAGAGCTGCTTGAGCTTCTGGAGGAAGAGATCACCTATAGCAGCACCCATCAGCTTTATGAGTTCAAACCATACGGTAAGCAACGAGAGTTCATTGAAGCTGGCGGAGAATATCCTGAGCGCTGCTTCATGGCCGGCAACCAGCTGGGTAAGTCATACACCGGCGGCGCGGAGGTGGCTTTCCACTTAACGGGGCGCTATCCCGGCACCGCAGGTTATCCAAGTGACGGCGCATATGGTGAGGACTGGAAAGGTAAGCGATTCATCGGGCCAGTAGTGTTCTGGGTCGGCGGAGAGACGAACGAGACCGTCACCAAAACCACGCAGAGAATTCTTTGCGGGCGCATCGAAGAGAACGATGAACCTGGCTATGGTTCGATACCTAAAGAGGACATCATCAGCTGGAAGAAATCACCATTCTTCCCGAACCTTGTCGATCACCTGCTGATTAAGCATCACAATGCTGATGGCGTGGAAGATGGCGTATCAATCTGCTACTTCAAGCCGTACTCACAAGGCCGCGCACGCTGGCAGGGTGACACCATTCATGGCGTGTGGTTTGACGAAGAACCGCCATACAGCATTTACGGTGAGGGTCTGACCCGTACAAACAAATACGGTCAGTTCTCAATGCTCACCTTCACCCCGCTGATGGGGATGTCAGATGTAGTAACCAAATTCATCAAGAATCCGAGCAAAGCGCAAAAGGTTGTCACCATGACAATCTACGACGCCGATCACTACACGGATGAGCAGAAAGAGCAGATCGTCGCGTCATACCCGGAACATGAGCGTGAAGCGCGCGCTCGCGGCATACCCACGATGGGCAGCGGGCGCATCTTCCAGATACCTGAAGAGACCGTTAAGTGCCACCCGTTCGAATGCCCTGAGCATTTCTATGTGATCAACGGCTGTGACTTTGGATGGGACCACCCACAGGCACACGTCCAGCTTTGGTGGGACAAGGACGCTGACAAGATTTATGTGGCTCACGCCTGGAAGGCCAAAGAGAAGAAAGCGATCGAAGCATGGGGGGCAATAAAGCCATGGTCCCATCGCATACCGGTAGCATGGCCTCACGATGGTCATCAGCATGAAAAGGGCGGAGGGGAGCAACTCAAAGAGCAATATGCAGACGCCGGGTTCCTGATGCTGCAAGAACATGCAACATGGCCTGACGGCGGCAATGCGGTAGAGCCGGGCATTCAGGAAATACGAGACATGATGCTCGACGGTCGATTCAAAGTGTTCAACACCTGCGAGCCATTCTTCGAAGAGTTTCGACTGTACCACCGTGACGAGAACGGCAAGATAGTCAAAATCAACGATGACATCCTTTCTGCAGTTCGTTACGCCTACATGATGCGCCGCTATGCAAGAACAGTGCGCGACATCAACAAGCCGAAAGAGCGCAAAACCCCAGCCCCGATTAGACCAGTGCACAGAGGACGATAATGGCTGATACAAACGAAAGGCTGGAAGATATCCTTTGCCGTTTTGATGCGGACTGGACAGCCAGCGATGAAGCCAGAAGGGAGGCAAAGAACGATCTGTTCTTCTCCCGCGTCTCTCAGTGGGATGACTGGCTAAACCAGTACACAACGTTGCAGTATCGCGGTCAGTTCGACGTGGTGCGCCCGGTAGTTCGTAAACTGGTTGCAGAGATGCGCCAGAACCCAATTGACGTGATGTTCCGCCCGAAGGATGGAGCCGGTCCCGAAGCTGCTGATGTGCTGATGGGGATGTATCGAACCGACATGAACCACAACACGGCGAAGATTGCCGTCAACGTTGCGGTACGCGAGCAGATTGAAGGCGGTGTTGGTGCGTGGCGCTTGTGCACTGAGTACGAAGATCAGGACCCGACCAGCAACAACCAGGTGATTCGCCGTGAGCCAATTCACAGCGCCTGCTCACACGTCATCTGGGACAGTAATAGCAAGCAGCTCGATAAAAGCGACGCTCACCACTGCACCATCATCCACTCGATGAGCAAAAACGGGTGGAAGAAGTTTGCAGAGGAGAATGACCTTGATGAAGACGAAATGCCCAGCTTCCAGAGCCCCAACGATTGGGTGTTTCCGTGGCTGACGCAGGACACTATCCACATCGCAGAGTTCTACGAAGTGGAGGAGAAGAAAGAGACCGCCTTCATCTATCAGGATCCGATGACGGGAGAGCCGGTCAGTTACTTCAAACGCGACATCAAAGACGTCATCGAAGAACTGGCTGACAAGGGTTTCGTAAAGGTCGCTGAGCGTAAGATTAAGCGCCGCCGCGTTTACAAGACGCTCCTCACCTCAACCAGCGTGTTGAAGGATAAGCAGCTGATTGCTGGCGAGCACATCCCGATTGTGCCTGTGTTCGGCGAGTGGGGCTTCGTTGAAGACAAAGAGGTGTATGAAGGCGTTGTCAGACTGACCAAAGACGGGCAGCGCCTACGCAACATGATCATGTCGTTCAACGCTGACACGGTGGCCCGCACGCCGAAGAAGAAACCATTCTTCTTTGCAGAGCAGATCGCCGGTTATGAGCACATGTATGGCGGCAATGACGACTTCCCTTACTATCTGGTTAATCGCACCGACGAAAACAACGGTGACCTGCCTCTTCAGCCGATCGCCTATATGGAGAATCCTGAAGTCCCGCAGGCTAACGCCTACATGCTTGAGGCTGCGACCGCCGCTGTGAAAGAGGTGGCAACGCTTGGCGTTGATGCTGCGGCGGCAGGCAGTCAGGTGGCGTTTGACACCGTCAACCAACTGAACATGCGAGCTGACCTTGAGACGTACGTTTTCCAGGACAACCTTGCAACAGCGATGCGCCGCGATGGCGAAATCTATCAGGCGATGGTTAACGACATCTACGACGTGCCGCGCAATGTAACGGTGACGCTCGAAGATGGCAGCGAGAAGGATGTGCAGTTGCTGGCAGAGATGGTTGACCTGAACACGGGCGATCACACTGTGCTGAACGACATCCGCGGTCGCTATGAGTGCTACACCGACGTTGGCCCATCTTTCCAGTCCATGAAAGAGCAGAACCGCGCAGAGATTGGCGAGCTGCTACAGAAAGTGCCGGTACAGCATCAGGCATGGAACGTATTGCTTCTCCAGTTCCTCGCGCTGATGGATGGCAAGGGCATTGAGATAACTCGCGACTTCGCAACTAAGCAGCTTGTGGTGAACGGGCTTAAGAAGCCTGAGACGCCGGAAGAGCAGCAGTGGGTGGCAGAAGCACAGCAGCAACAGCAGAATACACCAGACCCGGCAATGGTTCAGGCTCAGGGTGTTCTGGCGCAAGGTCAGGCGGAACTGAAAAAAGCACAAAATCAGGAAATTGAGCTGCAAATTAAAGCCGCTCAAGTCGAAGTGCAGAATCAGCTTAACACCGCGAAAGTAGCCGAGATATTCAACAATATGGACCTCAATAAGCAGGGGGAATTCCGAGAATTCCTGAAGCTTATGGGCCACTTCCAGCAACAATCCAGCGATGACAACCGCGCCAATGCCGATCTGGTCCTCAAGGGGGCCGGGCAGCAGCATAAGCAGCGGATGGACGTCGCTAACATCCTGCAATCGCAGAGACAAAACATCCCTTCCGGCGGAGCTGCCGAGATTCCTCAATAAGAGAGATTAAACATGACCGATACCACCGAAATTCAGGGCTCTGAAGGCCAAAACCTGCACGTCGATCCAGCGGCGGCATCCGCAGTCGATACGTTGTCACATGCCAGTGATGACGGTGGGCAGGATGAAGGCTTTGACATTGTCCTGAACGACGATGAGAACACACAGAAGCAGGACCATGGAACCAACGCTAAGTTTGCCGCACGCCGCATCGCTCGTAAGCGTCAGCGCGAGCTGGAGCAGCAGGTGGAAGCCGTGCAACGTGGTGAGCTTCCGGAAAACCTGCGGGTTAATCCTGACCTACCAAAGCAGCCGGACGTTAATGAGTTCCTGTCAGACGATGCGCTTGCAAAGTATGACTACGACACCAATCGCGCTCTGGCTGCTTTCAACTCAGCCAACACTGAATGGCAGCTTAAGGCAATGGACGCACGCAGTAATGCTGTAGCGGAGCAGGGCCGAAAGACACAGGATTACACCCGCAACTCCACTCAGTATGTCGAGGCGGCGCGTAAGCACTATGACGCCGCAGAAAAGCTGAATCTCAGCGACTATCAGGAAGCAGAAGAATCATTCAACGCGCTGGTTAAACCCGGCACTGACGTTGAGATTATGAACCTCTTCCCTGAGAAGTCGGCGGCGATCATCTACCACCTAGGTAAAAACCCAGAGAAAACCCGACAGATTCTGAGCATGAATCCCCAGCAGGCGCTCATCGAACTGACTCGCCTGTCAGACCGTTTAACTCTCAAGCCTCGCGGAAAACAGGTTTCAGCAGCGCCACCTGCAGATCAGCCCATCACTGGCGATGTAACGTCGGCTAACAAAGACGCTATTCGCAAGCAGATGGAAGCAGCATCAAGCAAGGGCGATGTCGAGACCTACCGCAAACTGAAGGCAAAACTTAAAGGAATCCGATAATGGCTTTGAACGAAGGTCAAATTGTTACGCTGGCGGTAGATGAGATTATCGAAACTATCTCCAGCATCACCCCGATGGCGCAGAAGGCGAAGAAGTACACGCCGCCGGCGGGAACCATGCAGCGCTCCAGCAACACCATCTGGATGCCTGTTGAGCAAGAATCACCAACGCAGGAAGGCTGGGATTTGACCGGTGACTCCACCGGCATTCTGGAGCTGAACGTTGCCGTAAACATGGGCGAGCCGGATAACGACTTCTTCCAGTTGCGTGCTGACGATCTGCGCGATGAAACAGCGTACCGTCACCGCATCCAGTCAGCGGCCCGCAAGCTGGCGAACAACGTCGAGCTGAAGGTTGCCAACATGGCGGCTGAGATGGGCTCGCTGGTTATCACCTCTCCGGACCAGATTGACCAGAACAGCGCTGACGGCTGGAACTTTGTGGCTGACGCTGAAGAGCTGATGTTCTCTCGCGAGCTGAATCGCGACCAGGGTACGTCTTACTTCTTCAACCCGCAGGACTACAAACGCGCCGGTTACAACCTGGTGAGTCGTGATATCTACGGCCGCATTCCGGAAGATGCATACCGCGAAGGTAGCATCCAGCGTCAGGTTGCAGGCTTCGACGATGTTCTGCGCTCGCCTAAGCTGCCAGTGCTGAATGCTTCAACCGCTACCGGACTGACCGTTGCAGGTGCGCAGTCATTCAAGCCTGAATCATGGCGCCTGGATAACGACAACAACAAGGTGAACGTCGATAACCGCTTCGCCACCGTTACCCTGTCGGCAACCACCGGTCTGAAGCGCGGCGACAAAATTAGCTTTGCTGGCGTTAAGTTCCTCGGCCAGATGGCTAAGAACGTGCTGGCGCAGGATGCGACCTTCTCCGTCGTGCGTGTCGTTGATGGCACCCACATCGAGATTACGCCGAAGCCTATCGCACTGGATGACACCACCCTGTCACCGGAGCAGCGTGCTTACTCCAACGTTAACACCGGTCTGGCTAACAACATGGCTGTGAATGTGCTGAACACCACCTCTGCACGCTCCAACGTGTTCTGGGCAGATGATGCAATCCGCATCGTCTCTCAGCCGATCCCGGTTAACCATGAGCTGTTCGCAGGCATGAAGACCACATCCTTCAGCATCCCGGATGTTGGCCTGAATGGCATCTTCGCGACGCAGGGCGATATCAACACCCTGTCTGGCCTGTGCCGTATTGCGCTGTGGTATGGCGTGAACGCGACGCGTCCGGAAGCGATCGGCGTGGGTCTGGCTGGTCAGGCTTAAGTGATGGGGCTTCGGCCCCATTTTTAATGGAGAGTGTGATGAAAACGACGATTTATAAGTCGGGCGGTGAGCACAATGTGTGGGGTAAAAAAGCGCACGTTAAGGTGGTCGAGCAGGAAGATGTAGCTGAGTACCTTAAGGATGGCTGGCTGGAAGACCCGGCAAAGCTCACCGACGAAGACAAGCCGAAGCGTGGCCGCAAGCCTAAGGCAGAAAATGATGGTGACAGCGACTAAGGGCGATATCGTCCGTGCCGCTTTACGTAGACTGGGGTTGGCGTCAGACGCCACCCTAACCGACGTTGAGCCGCAATCCATGCAGGACGCCGTTGAAGACCTCGAAAACATGATGTCGGAGTGGTATCAGGACGGCAAAGGCATCATCACTGGCTATGAGTTCACTAACTCCGACAACCCGCCAGCCGAGGGCGACGATCACGGCATGCGCTCCAGCTCAGTAAGCGCAGTTGTGCACAATCTTGCCGTTCGCATTGCGCCAGACTACGCCGTAGAACCTTCCATGAAGGTCGTAAATACAGCGCGATACGGTAAGGAGCTATTGCAGAAAAAGACTGTTCTCAGTCGCTCCAGGCGTGCGCCATACCCTTCACGCATGCCAACCGGCAGCGGCAACAGCTTCGCCAATCTGAACGAATGGCATTACTACCCCGGAGCGAATCCAGATGCCAACGACTCAACTCCCCCTGATGAAGGGGCTGGGTAAAGATTACCGTAACGCCGACTATCTCGATCTCCTTCCAACAAACATGCTGGCAACGCCAAAAGAGGTACTTGGTTCCAGCGGGTATATGCGCTCCTTCCCCGGCCTGACAAAAAGCCTTGATGTGAATGGCACATCGCGCGGCGTGCAGTTCAATTCTGCGCAGAACGGTGTCTATCGCGTACTTGGAAAGGCTATCTACCTGTCGGGCCGATACATTGGTGATGTTGACGGAGAGGAGCGCGTCAGCCTCGCATACAGTGATATCAGCCAGGCTGTTTGCTCTATCGGCAGCATGAAGATATTCCGGTATGACGGCGGCGTTAAATTTCTCACTAACTGGGATGGCGCAACGGGTTACGCTCAGTACGACATTGGGTCGGTCAGGGACATTTGCCGCGCCCGCGGTCGATTTGCCTGGGCTAAAGACAGGTCAGATACCTTTGGCGTTACCGACCTTGAAGACGAATCACACCCTGACCGCTATCGAGCGCTGTATCGGGCTGAATCACAGCCTGACGGCATAATCGGCATTGAGGCTTGGCGTGACTTCATTGTCTGCTTTGGCAGCACCACGATTGAGTATTTCTCTCTGACCGGATCGTCAGACGTCAATGCGCCAATCTACATTTCTCAGCCGTCACTGATGGTGACAAAGGGCATCGCCGGCACGCACTGCAAAACGCACTTTGCCGACAGCTTTGCCTTCATCAGCCATCCGGCAAACGGCTCGCCGTCGATTTACGTTATCAACTCGGGTCGGGTAGATACGATCGCCACCGCTCTGGTAGAGAAGACGCTGCGCAGTTACACCGCAGATGAGTTATCAACCGGCGTGCTTGAAACGGTCCGCTTTGACTCGCATGAGCTCCTGCTGCTTCATCTGCCTCGTCACGTGCTTTGCTACGACGGCGCCGCATCACAGAGCGGCCCTCAGTGGACTCTGCTCAAAAGCGGCATTGGTGATGATGTTCATCGCGCTATCGATTACATGTACGAAGGCAACGAGATTGGTGTGGGTGACAAGCAGGATGCGGTTACAGGCGTTCTGGCATTCGAGATGTCGTCTCAGTATGACAATCCGACCGAGCACCTTCTCTACACGCCCATGTTCAAGGCTGACAACGCGCGAATATTTGATTTCGAGCTGGAGTCGGCAACGGGCGTGGCGCAGATTGCTCACCGTTTATTCCTTTCAGCAACAGCCGATGGCGTGATTTACGGAAAAGAGCAGCTTGTTGAAGCCAATGCCCCGTTTGTTTATGACAGGCGCGTGCTTTGGCGTCGGATTGGGCGCATCAGGAAGAATCTCGGCTTCAAAGTACGGATCATAACCAAATCGCCGGTAACGCTCTCTGGCGCATCAGTAAGGGTTGAGTGATGGCTAATGAAGACTTGCTCGTTCCTGTGACGTTTCAGGCATCACGTCTTGATGCAACCGTTATGCCTGTAGGTTTTAGCCAGGCATTCTCGCTTTACCTGCTTCAGCAAAGCCAGAGTAATGACAGCGTGGCGGCTAAAGCTAATCAGGCAGCGGCTGGCGCCTATGATGCTCAGGTGAAGAATGATGAGCAGGACGAGCAGCTTGATGGGATCGAGCAGAGAATTACGCAAAACGAAGCTGATATCAATGCGCTTGATGGTCGTGTTGATGCTACAGAGTTAGCGATCGGCAACATTCAGAATGACTACGTTTCAAAGAGCGCCACCACGCAGCAAACACTGGATTCCCCTCTTAACGTAACTACATCGTACTCCGTCGGTGGCACACAGGTTTTAGGCGCACGCGTGACAGGATTTACAGCGCTTTCTGGAACTGGTTATTACGCCAGTTTTAATGCCGACCTAATTCAGAGCATCAGCTCAACTTATGTACAAGCTGAAAGTCAGGCTCTTGCTACGCAGATACAAACCGCGCGGCGAAGAATTAAAGCGCTGGAAGATGCTCTGCGCGCGCATGGGATAATAGGCTGATGGAAACATTAACAGCTGAGCTTGGCGTTGATTATATGCGCAAATGGGGCGTCACGGACTGGATGGACCCCGGCGCGGAATACTTCCTTTGGGATGATGCATGCGTGTTCGCTTTCGTGGCGCAGGATGGCTTCTTTGATGTGCACATGGCGATGGATGAGATTCGCCAGCGTGAGTGTCGCCGCGCCGGTGCTGAGATGCTGAAACTGGTAGGGCATAACAAGTTGCGGGCTATCATCCTTCCTGACAGGCCAAAGGTTTGCAACTACGCCTCGCGCATGGGCTTCAGAGAAAAAACAACGCAGACGCTTAAAACAATCAACGGGAGCCTGGCTCCCTTTTTTATTATGTGGCGCGAGCCGGGAGAATTTTATGGGCGGTGCGATCAGCGGTTCAGGCGCGGCAGTAAGTAGCGTCATTGGTGGTATTGGAGCAAGGAAGGCTGGTAAGCAGCAGGCTAAAGCGCAAGATGAGGCAATGGCTCGCCAGAGGGAAGGTTACAACGACGCCGTCAACTGGCTTTCTCCATACGAGGAGGCTGGGCAGTCCGGCCTGGAAGGATTACAGGCTATTGCTGGTCAGCCGATCGACAGAAACCAGTTGCTTAGCGATTACTTTGTCAGCCCGGAGTATCAGCAGCTTGCCAATCAGGCCCGCTACCAGTCACTGGCGGCTTCAGAGGCTACCGGTGGACTTGGGAGCACGGTGCAGTCTAACCAGCTGGGTGCGATTGCTCCAACACTTGGGCAAAACTATCTTAGCGCCATGACCGACCAGCAGCAGAATATGTATAACCAGCTGATGGGGTTGTCATCAATGGGCCTGAATTCTGCCAATGCGCTGGGCAACTTCGCCACTGGCAACGCGAGCGCGCTGTCTGCGATGGAGCAGCAGAAAGGACAAATTAAAGCGGGAATGGCTGCTTTACCATATCAAGTGGCAGCGAGCGCAAACTCAAGCATCACCAATGGTGCTGCACAGGACGTTAACCAGTTTACCGGCATGTTCGGCGGCATGATGGGAGGAGCATTCTAATGGCTCAATTCGGAGGTATCAGCGGGCTTGGTGCGCCGATTAACTATTACGACATGATTCCGGATTTCCGTCGGGAAGCGCTTCAGGAAACGCAGAACCAACTTGGCATTGCTCAGCTTCAGCAGCAGCGAGCACAAGCAGCAGCGCAACAGCAGCAAATGCAGCAAATGCGATCGTTTCAGGCTGAGCTGCCGGGCGCAATAAACGACCCGCAAAAGCTTCAGCAACTGGCGGTAAAATACCCGACTCAGGTTGGAGCCATTAAAGACCAGCTGCAGTTCCGCAGTGCGCAGGATGTTGCAGCTGTGAGCTCTGCTACGGGAGATTTGCAAACAGCGGCGCAGGTTGGTCCTGAGGCGGTTGCGCAGGCGATCGTCAAGCATGCAGGCACAATCCAGCAGAAAGGCCTGACTCCGCAGCAGCTAATGCAGCTTTATGTGAATGACCCTGGGCAATTTAATAACTTTCTTGGGTCCGTGAAGCTCGGAGCGCTAAGCGCTAAAGACCAGTTTGCAGTGCAGAACGACCAGCAGAAGAATGCGCTTACGGCTCGTGGTCAGGATATGACAGCAGAGACGGCGCGGCGTGGTCAGGACATTAGCGCGGCAACTGCCCAGAGAGGGCAGAACATGTCTTATGGCTCTGCTATGACTGGGCACAATCTTGCATCTCAGCGCCTTGCTCTTGATCAGCAGGAGTTTGCATTCAAGCAGCAACAGGCGGATGAAAAGAAACAGGAACTAATTACTGGAGCTCCTAAATTATCGGTAAACATGGAGAAAGGAATTTCCCAAGCGGTTGATGACTCTACTGCGAGCACCAATTCCGCTAACTCCATGGCATCTCTTGCTGATCAGTTCCTGAAAGAAAATCCAACCACAGGTATTTTTGGCAACGCCAATAACATGTTTGCTCGCATCACCGGCAGCGATACCGCGCTGAGAGATTTGCGAATCAGACAGAATGCCTTAATAAACTCTCAGGTTTTGAAGTTCCTACCACCGGGACCGGCGACGGATCGAGATGTCGAGATCGTGCGTCAGGGGGCTCCCACAGATATGGATAACCCGAAAATTGTAGCTAAATGGCTTAATTCCATGGCGAATATGGAACGCAGGAATGCTCAGTTTAACGAGTTCAAAGCTGAATGGATGAGCGCCAATGGCAATCCCGGGCAGTCACGTAACGGTGGGCAAATTCTTGGCATGGACGTAAACAAGGGTGAGTCTCTTGGGCAGGCAGCTAAGCGGTATATGGCGCAGAATCCTATTGAAGCCACATCAACTGTATCTCCTTCAGCATCGACTAATTCAACACAATCCCCAGCAAGTGCCGGCGGAACATATACCTCAAAATCCGGGATCAAGTTTAAGGTGGAGTGATGAAAGTATCAGCTAATGGCAAAACGTTCACCTTCCCAGAAGGCACGAGCCAGGAAGATATCGGCACTGCCATTGATGAGTATTTTTCTGCTCAGCCGCCACAGCAGTCCGAACAACCAGGCTTGGTAAGCGATGCTGCGCAGGGTGTGGCGGAGGCTGGGCGGGCAATCGCTCAGGCAGGCGTAAATGTTGCCAATATCATTCCAGAGGTTGGTGATGCTATTCAGAGCGCTGCTGCTTGGGCAGGGAATAAGATCGGCATTGGAGATGGCACCTATACGCCTGCGGCTCGTCTTTCTCTTCCGGATGCTTTAAAGCCACAAACTCAGGCTGGTGAGATTGCCGCAGAGGCGCTTCCATACCTCATCAACCCAGCCAGTAGAGCTGCGCCAGCAGCGGCTGGTTTAGCAGAAAGAGCTGCTGGAGCTGTTGCGCGATCGGCAGCTGAAAGTTCGGTTGGGACGCTAGCCTCTAACAGCAGCCAGAATGATGCTGGTCAATTGGCTCAGGACGCTGCCATTAATACAGGTATAGGTGCCGCCACCAGAGGCCTAACCAATCTGGTAGGAGCAGGATACAGAGCACTTAAGGGAACTGCTGCACCAGAGGCTCAGGCTGCTGTTGATTTCGCTGAGCAGTCTGGTATTCCTCTTCTTACTTCTGATGTAGCAAAGCCGGGAACATTTGCAGGGAGGTCAGCGCAAGCGCTTGGAGAAAAGATTCCGGTAACGGGTACTGGTGCAGTGCGAAGGGAGCAGCAGGCGGCACGGAGTCAGCTGGTTTCAGATTATGCCAACACCTTTGCCCCTCCAGCACCAGAGGAGATCGTCCAAAGCCTGCAGCGAACTAACAGTCGTGTTAAAAATGCAGCAGGGCAGCGTTTGCAGCAGATTAACAATGACATGAATTCATTGGGATCATTGACGGCGACAAAGGCTGTCTCTGCAATAGATGATGAAATCGCTAAGTTAGGTAAGCTTGGTCAGGTTGCTGATACTCAAACAATAGGTAAGCTGCAGGCATATCGGAATGAGCTGGCTAATGGGGCTGATTTTGAGCAACTGAGAAGTCTGCGCACGCAGTTCAGGCAGGATGTTAAAGGTGAAAGGGTGATATGGCCCAGCCGATCCGAGGCGTCTGCCAATCGGGTTTACTCTGCGCTTAGCCAGGATATTGACGATGCGGTTAAGGGTAGCCTGGGAGACCAGGCCGCCAATCGATATCGTCAGGCAAATGCCGCATACGCTAATGAAGCTAACTTAATCAAAAACACCCGCCTTAAGACCATACTCCAGAAAGGCGATCTCACACCAGAGGTTGCCAATAACCTTCTTTTCAGTAGCAAGCCAAGTGAAGTAAAGCAGCTTTATTCAGCACTTGACCAGCGCGGCCGCAATGCTGCGCGTTCCGCAGTAATTGGGAAGGCTTATGAAAAGTCAGGCGGTAGCCCGGATAAGTTTCTGAATGAGGTTAATAGGCTTTCATCTCAGACCGGAATCATCTTTAAAGGTCAGGATAAACAGTATCTTCAGGGGTTGACCAAGTATCTTGACCAGACAAGAAGGGCATCTGTTGCTGGATCGGTTACTCCAACAGGGCAGGAGTTGCTTCAGGTTGGCGTGCCAGCAGCGGTAGCTGGTGATGTAATTGGAACTGGTGGGGCCGGTACGGCGGCATTTCTCGGTTATGGTGCTTTAACCCGGCTTTATGAAAGCAAGGCTGCGAGAAACGCAATGCTGAAGCTGGCAAACACCCCGGCGGGAACGTCTGCGTTTGAAAGGCACATCGACACTGTGAGAAAAGCCTTTACTGCATCATCTCAGGGCGCTGCTAATTAACGCCTGCCCTTTGATTGAAGCCATGCATCATAGATGGAGTCAGCAACGGCCCATGCAGCGATGAATAATGCAAAAGCGTAAAGCAGAAACATAATACCTCCACTGATCAACAAATTATTTATTACTGCAAATCAAAATCAAACCTCAATCAGCCTCGGCACCTGCCGGGGCTTTTTTTATGCCCGGAGCACTTAATGGCAGATATTAAACCAAACGTTGTCATCTCGATGCCGGCGCAGCTTTTTACTGCATCCCGCGCGCTCAAAGCGTTGACGAATGGCACCGTTTATATTGGCAAGCCTGACACCGACCCAACTTTACCAGCAAACCAGATTCAGGTGTACGTCGAGCAGGAAGATGGCACCGTCGTTCCCGTCTCGCAGCCGGTCATGATTAATTCCGGCGGTTTCCCTGTCTACAACGGTAACATCGCCAAGTTTGTGACTGTTGAAAACCACTCAATGTCTGTTTTCGACAGTTACGGGGCATTACAATTCTACTTCCCCAACATCCTGAAATATGCACCAGACCAACTCCGTCAGGAATTAGCTTCCAATAATGGCGGTAGCCTTATTGGGCTAAGTGATGGCTTAACACTTCAGCAGTTCGTTAATAGAGCGCAGTCAAGGCTCTATTATGTAACTCCGGAAGAATTTGGTGCTAAGTCGGATGGAGTCACAGATGACAGGGTCGCAATTAATAGTGCTATTGCTTCTGGCCTAGCTGTAAAACTGAGCGGGTACTACAACATATCATCAGGATCCATCATCATTCTCGCCGGTACGCGACTGTATTCTGATGGGGCTCGCATAAAAAGCAACTCAACCACGGCAGCATTTATCTACGCATTAGACGTAGATGACTGGAGTGTCGAAGGGAGACTAATGCTAATTGGAAGTGGGTCCAAGTCTGATCTAGGCCAAAACGGATTCCTCGAAAGCGGCTGTCAGAATTACCGTGTATCAAATGTCACTTGTTTTGGTGTTGCTGGCCGTGGTTTTTATCAGCCATCGCTAGGTAATTGGGAAGCGCCAAGGGGGAATAAAGGTACGTGGACGAACTGTTCAACTTATGCATCTTATTGCGGAAAGGAAGATATAGCCGCTTCATCTAGTTCAAACCTGGTAAATGAGTTCACAACCTGGACTAACCTGAAAGCATCAAACAACCAAATCGGCGTTAGAACTTCGGCAGGAAATTGCCAGTTCATTGGCGGAATGATTGTGGACAACGTGGAAGGATTCACCAGTCCAGAGGTAGGGACCAATACCACCCATGGTCAGGCTGTTGGAATGACTATTGCTCATAACTCACTCTATAACGTCAACATGATCGCTCAGACGGCAGGCTTTACATTCAGCGGCTGCAGTATCTATGGTGATGGACCAACCACAGGAGTTATAAGGCTTGACCGTTGTCGCGGGATTAAGTTTGTTGGCGGTAATTTAGAGGCAAGTATTTATAACGATGGCCCCGGAACAAACTTTGTTATTGGTTGCTACAACAACAATAACTTTGTTTTCAACCGGGCTGGACTCAACCCAGAAGGCATAGTCATTACTGACCTGTACGATCAGGGCGGCTATTCATCCCGAAATGATGTCTTCTATGCTCACTCGGAAGCAACGTTCCAGGGTAACACTCTCATCAGCTATCTGAATGCGACTTTCGCCGGACGAATGGCCTTTAACTATGCACAGCGCGATCCGCAGAAGACGCTTGATGTAACCAATAACGCGACTATGGGCTACAAGTATTGTCGCGTGACGGGCAGGGTTGGCGTATGCACGAAGATTCACGTTTCAGGAATGACTTCTGGAGCCACCGTTTATCTGACCGTAGTGAGGGTGAGGTCGGGTGTCGCAAACGAGGATTTGGTGTATCAGACCATCCCCGCCTACAGCTCCACCGCAGTTGCGGGCTGCCTGAACGCAGAGGTGAACGTTGTTGCCGGTGATGCGATATTCATGAAAATCACACTATCAACCGGCGACGGCACCATAACTGCAAGCAGAACTGAGTTCGCAGCGCACTATATCGGTGGCGCTGGCTGAATAAAGCCCCTACATGGGGCTTTGTTTTTTCACGCTCTGCAAGTGGCTGGTTTTAATGAAACGCTTGCCGTATTCGTAGCAGGGAAGCTCAATGTATTTCAGCGTGAGCACAGCGATGGCGCAAGCCAGAGCAACGGAGAACGTCGCCGCTAGGATGTTTAAATCCATGCTCGATCCCTTCATCCACAACATCGAGTAAACAACCGGCGTGTGAATGAGATACAGGGAGAAAGATATCTTGCCAAGGAAGACAAGCTTGCCCGACTCGAGGAAAGTTTTTGTGTCGCACTCAACGAGCGGAAGCGCGGCGATCGCGATGGCAACAACTGGAGTAAAGAGCAGATAGGCACCAAGAGATATATTCATGCCGAACAGGATGATTAGCGACAGCATGAATATCGCAAATATTCCCTTCCCGGCCAACCCCTCGTTTTTCTTTATCCACTCAGCTTTGCTTATTGCTATCTGATAGGCGCATATGCCGAGAGATACGCTCAGTATGCAGCGAATAACCCCATCACTAAGCAAGGGCAATGCCGCCTGAGACGCACCTTTCACATCAATATTGAAGTAAAGGCAAAGCATCACGCCAACCACCGCAGTTACCCACGGCACCGCGCGATGCAGGAAGCTAAGAAGCAGAACCAGCGTACCGGCGAAAAGCTCAACCGATATTGACCAGCTAGGCACGTTAGTTTTAGGGATGAAGCCAATCCCAATCGAGTTTGTGAGAGTCAGGTCGCCAACAAGGTTCCATGGCGTTACCTTGCCTAGCCACTCAGGGAAGAAAGATCCGGTTGAAATAAACAGAGCAACAGGAACAAGCACTACGGCTACCAGGTGCAATGGATAAAGGCGGAAAATTCGCACGATAAAAAACTCACCTGCACCCATCTTGCCGCTCGATACCTTCTCTCTGTAGGAGTGGTAAAGCACGATCCCGGAAAGAATGAAGAAAATATCTACTGCGTAGTCAGCGTTATGGAAGATATCGAAACCAGTTCGCCATCCGGTGAAGTGACTGTATGCGTGAGACAGCGCGACACCAAGCGCGAGTAATCCCCGCAAGCCATCAAGACCAGAAAGTCTTCTCAT